GCATTAGCCGGGAAGCATGGAATGTAGCCAAGTTCCCATCAACTAATTGGTATTCAGATAATATAATATGTCATGACTTAAACGTGGCGGGTTATCAGCATTTCGTCAGCAGGGCTTATGTGCATCACGCAGGGAGCCAGACGATAGGCGTTGATTTCAAGAAAAGCCATGAGGAACCGAGGGCGTGGATAATGGAAAACCGCCCAGATATGTACGAACTTATTTACGCATGACATCCAGAGGATAATGCAAAAATGGAAACAACAGACGATTTTAAAACCGTAGAAATCGGAAAAGGGTTAGCAGGACCGGGAAGACCTAAAGGAATGCCTAATAAGGCTACTAGCAAGGTCAGAGAGGCTATTGCTGAACTACTAGAGCGTAATGCAGGGAACATGGATAGATGGCTTAACGAGGTCGCAGATAAAGACCCGTACAAAGCCCTAGACCTAATGCAGAAGCTGAGCGAGTACCACATACCTAAGCTGGCAAGGACTGAGGTAACAGGTAAGGACGGGGAAGCTCAGGAGATGGTTATCAGATGGGGAGGGAAGAAATGAGCTACAAGCCAGTGAATTGCCCAAGTTGCAGCGCGTTCCTAGTGAACAACAAGTGCCTGAACTGCGGATACGTTAAGTGACAGAGATAGCAGCTAGATTCGAGGCTAAAGTCGAGCGTATTCCGTTTATGGAATGCTGGATTTGGACTGGCGCAACCCATGAGCGAGGATATGGAATCATCGGTCGCGGGGCTAAAAGTATGGGCAATGAGAGAGCGCATCGACTTTCTTATCGTCTTTACAAGGGCGAAATACCAGAAGGCAAAATAGTCCTACACAAGTGTGGAAACACATATTGCGTTAATCCGTACCATCTCGAGGTTGGAACTCAAAAGGAGAACGTTGCAGATACGATTGCAATGGGAAGATTGAGAGTACCCGACAACTCTGGCGAGAAAGCGAAATGGGCAAAACTTACAGCCGATCAGGTCAGGGAAATACGGGCTGCAAAAGGAACTGGAAGGGGAGTCGGTACAGCCTTAGCTAAAAGGTTTTCCGTAAGCAAATCAGCTATTTACAACATATGGAGTGGGGACAGTTGGCAGACATTGTGATCCCCTATGAACCCCGAGAATTGCAGTTAGCAATTCACGAAGCTATTGACGATCATCGATTCACAGTGGTTGTCGCGCACAGGCGTTTTGGCAAGACTGTTTCGGCTATCAACCATCTCATCAAGTCCGCTATCGAGTGCGACAAGCCAGACCCACGATTTGCCTACATTGCGCCTACCTACGGACAAGCCAAAAGGGTAGCGTGGGATTATCTTCAGAAGTACACCAGATCACTAGGAGCTACCTACAATGTCTCTGAGTTACGCGCTGATTTTTATGGGCGTCGGGTTAGTCTATATGGGTCTGATAATCCTGACAGTCTTAGGGGGCAGTATTTTGATGGCGTGGTTATCGACGAAGTTGGCGATCAGAACCCACGCATTTGGAACGAAATCGTCCGACCTGCTCTTGCCGACCGTATTGGGTGGGCTTGTTTCATTGGCACTCCTAAAGGTAATAACCATTTCGCTGAGCTAGCAGACAGGGCTAAGACCGAGGAAGGCTGGAGATTCCTAGAGTTCAAAGCTAGTCAGACAGGGGTTTTGCCGGACGCAGAGCTAAAGGCTGCCTATCGAGAGATGGGCGAGGATCGGTACAACCAAGAGTTCGAGTGTTCCTTTAACGCAGCGGTTGAGGGGTCTTACTATGGCAAAATTATTAACGAGCTTGAAAGGGATAGCCATATTACTGACTTTCCTCGTGATGATCTGTGCCGTAGCTTTACTGCATGGGATATTGGAATGGGTGACAGTACGGCTATATGGGTTGCTCAACTGGCTGGAAAGGAAATTAGATTACTCGATTTCGTCGAAAATCATGGACAGGGATTAGATTGGTATGTCAATTGGCTACGAGAGAACGACTACGAGGGATTTAGCCACATCCTGCCCCATGACGTACAGGTAAGGGAGTTAGGCACAGGCAAGAGCCGCAAGGAAGTCTTAGAGGAAGCAGGGCTATCGATAACGGTTGCGCCTAGACTGCCTGTCGCTGATGGAATACAAGCTGTAAGGAGATTGCTGCCTCGGTGCTGGTTCCATCCGAGGGTCAAGCAGGGGCTAGATGCGCTAAGGAACTACCGTCGGGAGCATGACGAGAAGCGGCAGATATTCTATGAGAAGCCGCTACATGACTGGTCTAGCCATGCCGCTGACGCTTTTAGATACCTTGCAATAGGTCTTGACGAGCGAGATAGTTCATGGCAGACAACGTTGCCAATTTCTACAAAATGGATTGTATAATAGGCAAAACTCCGTAAGGATGTGCTATGAAGATGGATTCCGGTCAGATCAAGAGTATTATCGAGAATGAAATCGATAATTCCATCGGTTACATTGATACCGAGACTACAGACCAACGGGCAAAAGCCCTAGAGTATTACCTACGTTATCCCTATGGTAACGAGGTTGAAGGACGCAGCCAGATCGTAACAGGCGAGGTAGCTGAGGCTATAGATGGTGCGTTGCCGCAACTTATCCGAGTCTTTACGACTACCGAGGATATTGTCTCTTTTGAGCCGCAGACTCCAGAAGATGAAGCGTCTGCTAAACAGGCTACAGACTACTGTAACTGGGTGTTCTACCGCGAGAATGACGGTCTAATCCTCCTGCATAACTGGTTCAAAGACGCGCTGATGATGAAGGTCGGCGTAGTCAAGGCTTATTGGGATGCCAAAGAGGATGTCAATAAAGAGTCCTACAAGAACCTGACCGAAGATGAGCTAGCCCTGCTGCTGTCTGATCCTGCTATCGAGGTGGTCAGCCAGAACGTCGAGTTTATCGATGGTGGCGTTGACCCGATGGGCTTTCCGATCCAGATTCCGCTGTACTCGGTCAAGGTTAAGAAGGTCAAGAAATACGGCTGCGTCAAGATTGAGAACGTACCGCCTGAAGAATTCCTTATTAGCAAATCGGCAAGAACTATTGAGGATAGCCCGTTTGTGGCTCATCGTCGCTTGATGACTCGTTCAGAGTTGGTAGCGATGGGGTTCGATAAGGATGTGGTCGAGGGATTGCCTTCTTACGATGATCTTCAGTACACAGTTGAGCGAGTAGCCCGATTCTCTCAGGGTGAGCAGCCGGACGAGAATATCAGCCTCGATCCTGCGATGCAGGTCTGTGAGGTCTATGAGTGCTATATCAAAATTGATATAAATGGCGACGGTATCGCAGAGCTACGGAAGATTGTTTACGCTGGCAACGAAATCCTAGATGACGAGGAATGTGATTTAGTTCCGTTCCATAGCCTGTGTCCTATCCCTATTCCGCACAAGTTCTTTGGTCAGAGCTTGGCAGACCGGACGATGGACATTCAGCTAATCAAGTCCACCGTAACCCGTCAGATGCTTGATAACCTGTACCTAACGAACAATGCCCGTCTGGGTGTGGTCGATGGTCAGGTGAACTTGGATGACGCGCTAAATGCTACTCCGGGCGGGATTATCCGCATGAAGTCTCAGGGTGCGATTATGCCTGTCGAGGTTCCTGCGGTAACGGCTCAGGCTTTCCCGATGCTTGAGTACATGGATCAGGTTCAGGCTAAACGTACAGGCGTTAGCGACCAGCAACAGGGTCTTGATCCTGACGTGCTGAATAACGTGAGTGCTACGGCTATTGCCGCGATGATGAAGTCGAACTCTGGCAAGCTGGAGTTGATAGCTCGAATCTTTGCTGAGACAGGCGTTAAATCGCTGTTTAAGGGCATTTTGCACCTATTGGGCAAGTATCAGGATCAGGCAAAGATTGTCCGTATGCGTGGCAAGTTTGTAACTTTTGATCCTCGTACATGGACAAATCAGTACGATGTGGCGATTAACGTCGGCTTGGGTTCAGGTGATCGTGAGCAGAAGCTAGCCATGCTCCAGATGATCCTAGCCAAGCAAGAGCAGGTATTGACTCAGTTCGGCGCGTCTAATCCGCTGGTATCTGTGGCTCAGTATCGGGATAGCCTAGCGAGACTGATTGAATCGGCTGGCTTCAAGGATGCTAAGGCTTTCATTAACGAGATCAGCCCTGAGCAGAACGCACAACTGTCACAGCCACAAGAGCCACAGCCAGATATGCAAGCGGAAGCTACTCGTCTATTGGCTCAGGTAGAGCGTGAGAAGACCGAGGCTAAGGCACAGATTGAGGCTGCAAAGCTACAGCTAGAGAAGCAGTCGATGGAGGCTGAATATACTCGTAAGGGTATTGAGATCGCTATGAAGGCAGAGCGTGATGCGGCAGATATGCGGATTAAGGAAGCAGAGCTAGCGGTCAAGCAGTTGCAAGCGATTCTGGCTATGGACTTGGCTGACGAGGATAGCCGTAACAAACAGGCTGATATTGTCCTGAAGGCTATCAAGGAACTTGGCAATCTGACTAAGGGTTCAAATGGACAAATCTCAATGGGCTGAGAATCTGCTAAAGGACGAATGGTTCCAACAAATGATGTCGGAACTAAAGACAGCAGAACTTAACAAGTTCGCAATGAGCCAGTATGATGACATCTCGACTAGAGAACAGGCATACATGACGCTTAGGACGCTAGAGATTGTCGAAACGTACCTTGAAGGACTAACGGCACAGAAGAAGATTGATGCTAAAAAACTAAAGATTTTGTAATCCGAGTCGGGCGGTTCCCGATATAATTTAGGAAATATATATGAGCGATACTGGAAGTATGACCCCGGAAGGGAATACACAGTTAGACGTAGGTGGTGCAGCCGACGCTATCATGGGTCTTATGGGTGGGCAAGAAGGCTCCGAACAGGAACAACCGGAAACTCAACTCGAAGCCAATGATAGCGAAGCCGAATCCGAGGAGTCTTATGACGAATCGGAGGTAGAACAAGATGAAGGCGAAGAAGAAGCCGAGGAGCCTCCTAAATACAGGGTGAAAGCCGCTGGTGAGGAAAAAGAGGTAACCCTTGACGAGCTTATCAAGTCTTATCAACTTGGCACAGACTATACGAAGAAATCGCAAGCCGTAGCAGAAGAACGCAAAGCCGTAGAAGCAGAGAAGGCGCGTATCGAGGAAGCTAGGTATCTGCGTGACCAATACGCAGAACGGTTGCAGGTGATTGAGCAGATGCTTAACCAGCAGCCGGAAACTGAGAATCTGGACTATCTGAAGGAAACCGACCCTATTGGGTACGCAGTTAAGGTTGCAGAGTTATCACAGCGGGAAAAGCAGTTAGCTCAAGTTCAGGCTGAACGACAGCGAATTGCACAGCAGCAGGAGCAGGAACGTCAGGAGCAACTCGGTCAAGTTATACAGGCTGAAGCTCGTAAGCTGGCAGAGGCAATACCTGAGTATGCTGATCCGCAGAAGGGTGAGATAGCTCGGCGAGAACTGCGTGAGTTTGGTCAGAAGCTAGGATTCACAGAGCAGGAATTAGCGGGAATCTATGATTCTCGGCAGGTTCTAACGTTATGGAAGGCGATGCAGTACGACAAATTGCAGTCTGCAAAGCCTAGTATCACAAAGAAGGTTAACGAGGCTCCGAAGGTAATGAAATCGGGTGTTTCTCAGCCTCGTGATGGTAACGACGAACTGCGAAAGTTAAAAGCGAAGGCTAAGCAGACCGGGAGGGTTGCTGATGCCGCTAGAGCATTTGAACGATTCTTATGAGGACTTAAATCATGGCAACATTTACAGCACACAGCGCAATTGGTCAGCGCGAAGATTTGACCGACATCATCTATGACATCTCGCCAACTGAGACACCATTCATGTCTTCGATTGGCAAGACTAAGGCTACTGCCGTTTATCACGAGTGGCAGACTGACTCGCTGGCTGCGGCTACTACGGCTAACGCTGCGATTGAAGGTGCAGACGCTTCATCGGCTACCCTGTCTCCTACCGTCCGTCTTGGTAACTACACTCAGATCATCCAGAAGACCGTTCAGGTTTCGGGTACTCTGGACACAGTGAACAAGGCTGGTCGTAAGTCGGAAAAGGCTTATCAGTTGGCTAAGGCATCGGCTGAACTGAAGCGCGATCTGGAAACCATCCTGTTGGCTAACCAAGGTCGTTCGGCTGGTTCGTCCACTATCGCTCGTAAGATGGGCTCGATCCTGTCGTGGATCAAGACTAACTCGGACAAGGCTTCTGACGGTTCCGATCCAGCAACTATCGGTGTTTCGACCCGTACTGACGGTACTGCTCGTACCTTCACTGAGGCTCTGCTAAAGACCGTTGTGTCTGAAGTGTTCGTATCGGGCGGTTCTCCGAAGATTCTGATGGTTGGTGCTGCTGGTAAGCAGAAGGTATCGTCGTTTGCTGGTATCGCTGCACAGCGTTACATGGCTCCGGGCAATACTCCGACCACCATTATCGGTGCGGCTGACGTTTATATGTCGGACTTTGGCACGATGTCGGTTGTTCCTAACCGCTTCATGCGTACCCG